CCTTTCTTCATTTGCGGATGGCACAGATGAGGCCCAGGTCGGTGACCGCCTCTATGATGATGTGCGTGACACAATCCTGATGCAGTATCCATTCAGTTGGACGCTGAAGAAGGTGAAGTTGGCGCGCCTTGTTGATGCCCCTATTAATGAATGGAAATACAAGTACCAACTGCCAGGCGACATCCTGGGCAACCCGCGCGCTGTGTTCAACACCAGTGCTGTTGGCGGCAACCCTGTGCGCGACTTTGAGATCTACTCTGGTGGCTTGTTCACGAATCTGGAGGATGTCTGGATTGACTACCAGTTCCGACCAGAGCCGGCCATCTTCCCCCCATATTTTGTGCGCCTGCTGAAGACGGCGCTGGCTGCTGAGTTCGCAGAGCCGATTACTGATCAGATCAGCAAGGCTGAGTATTATCACGGCAAGGCATACGGGTCGCCGGTTGAGAACATGCGCGGCGGCTTGATGCGTGTTGCCATCAACATCGACGGCGCAAGCCAGCCTTCACAAAACATTCAAGAGTTTCCGATTAGTGACATAAGGTACTAGCATGAGCCGCATCATTCAGATCCAGAATGACTTCACCAGCGGTGAGCTAGATCCGAAGCTGAGAGCGCGCACTGACATTGCGCAGTATAAGTCTGGCTTGACCACAGCCAAGAATGTCAGCATTCAGCCCCAGGGCGGTGCCAAGCGCCGTGACGGCACCAAGTATGTTGCCACGCTAGACAGCGGTGCAGCTAATGCTGTGCGCATGGTCAGCTTTGAGTTCAGCATCAATGACAGCTACATGCTGGTCTTCACACCTGGCAAAATGTACGTCTTCAAGAACGGCGCGCAAGTCACCAACATCAATGGCAGCGGCAGTGACTTTCTGACTGTTGCCAGCTTGACTGCTTCCATCCTGCCTGAGATGAACTGGGTGCAATCTGCTGACACTGTCATTGTCGTGCATGAGGATCTGCCGCCAACCAAGATTGTGCGAGGCGCTACTGACAGCTCATGGACTGCAAGCGCGATTGCCTTTGACCACATTCCTCAGTTTACTTTTGTTGTGGATGTCCACAGCCCACAGTTTACGATCACGCCGTCTGCTGTCAGCGGCAACATTACTATCACCGCGTCTTCAGTAACGACTGACACGGGTACGGCGCAAGCCGGCGGCACAGACACCATCACGCTTAAATCGTCGTCCAGCTTCACTGTCGATGATCAGCCCAACGGCATGTACATTGAATTGACCAGCGGCACAGGCTCTGGCCAGAAGCGCCACATTGAGGACTATGTGGGGTCAACTAAGGTTGCGACTGTCAACACAGCCTGGACAACACAACCTGATGCCACGACACACTATGCCATCAAGGCATTTAACTCTGCGGCGGTTGGAGATTACGCATCAGTTGCCACTGGGTTTGGTCGTGCGCGTTATGTGGAGTTCGTCAGTGATACTGTGATGAAGGCATTTGTTGATGTGCCTTTCTTCGACACCGACGCGATTGTTGCCGGCGACTGGAACAGTGAGCATGGCTATGAGGATGTGTGGTCTGCCACGCGCGGCTATCCGCGCAGCGTGACATTCCATGAGGGGCGTCTGTTCTTTGGCGGCACTAAGAGCCGGCCATCGACACTGTTTGGTTCGCGGGTTTCTGACTTCTTCAACTTCAACCCAGGCGAGGCTTTGGCTGATGATGGCGTTGAGGCGACGCTGGACACCGGCACCTTCAATGCCATTGTCGATATCTTCTCAGGCCGCAACTTGCAGGTCTTTACCAGTGGCGCTGAGTTCTTTGTGCCGCAGACTTTGGATGAGCCGATCACGCCAAGCAATCTGATCGTGAAACAGCAGACTGCGTTTGGCATGAAGCCTGGCATTCGGTTGCAGAACGTGGACGGGTCAACGCTGTTCATCCAGCGCCAGGGCAAGGCGCTGCAAGAGTTCGTCTTTAGTGACAGTGTGCAGGCTTACACCTCGGCCAAGATATCGTTGCTGTCATCACATCTGTTGAAGTCTCCAGAAGAAATGGCGGTGCGTGTTGCCACATCAACAGATGAGGGTGACCGTCTGATGATCGTCAACGGCACAGACGGCAGCATTGCTTGTTACACTTTGTTACGAAGCCAGAACGTGATTGCGCCGTCTGAGTGGACTACTGACGGTGAGTTCCTGAACATTGGCGTCGATGTTGATGACATCTATGTTGTGGTCAAGCGCACCATCAACAGCGCGGCGGCGTACTATGTGGAGCTGTTCGACGCTAATGTGCTGCTAGACAGCGCCAAGACTGGCGGCGCTGCCAGCTCTGTGACGATGGCGCACCTCAATGGCGAGAGCGTCAAGATCATACGCGACGGCGTCATTGAGCCTGACCAGACTGTGCCGGCATCGCCGCACACTGTCACGTTTGCCACAGCGGCCACTAGCAGCCACCAGGTGGGCCTTAACTTTACGCCAGAGATCAAGACCCTGCCGGTGGAGCCAAACCTCGCCAGCGGGTCTCTGAAGGGCTTCAAGAAGCGTATCTTTGAGGTCAACGCCGAGCTGTTTGAGACACAGGCGCTGACTATTAATGGCAAGCTGGTGCCGTTTAGAAACTTTGGCGCAAGCGTCCTGGACAGCTCTGTGCAAGAGTTCACAGGCATCAAGACGCAGCACGGCATTTTAGGTTATACTTATGACGGGCAGATCACCATTGGCCAGACAGTGCCATTGAAGATGACGCTGCTGGGTATTGATTACAAAGTGAGCGCGGGGCAATGACATGAGCATGTATGCAATAGCTGGACTGCAAGCCTTTGCGGCGCTGAAAGCAGCGCAGGCGACGGCGCGTGGGCTTGCTGCGCAAGCAACCCAGGTGCGCACCCAAGCGCGCACTGACGCCCTCAAGTACAAGGCGCAGGGCGTCAAGGTGCTGGACAACATCTTGGCCACAGATGCGGCAATCATTGCCAGGGCTGGCGCAGGTGGCATTGACCCCTTCAGTGGCAGTGCCAGAACCTTGTCTATATTTGCCGAGGCCAAAGGGGCCGAAGAAAAGTTTTTGTCTGATGAAGGCGCTATAATCGCGCTCCGTTCTGGTGTGTTGCAGGCAGATCAGTATGAGGCGCAGGCTAGCGCCACAATGATGTCAGGTGTGTTCAATGCTGCCGCTGCATTCGGCCAGGCGTATGCGTTCAACAAATCACTAGGCGCGGCTCCAAAGGCACCGCTGGAGCCTAGCTTGCAAACAACGGTAACAGGCTAATGGCAGAACGACCAAGATACCGTCCACTAGGTGCTTCGATACCGTCGATACCTAGTGTTGACTTCACGGCTACTGGCAGGGCGCAGGCTGGCGTTTTTGAAAGTATGTCGCGCGGCTTGGATGTGATGTCGCGGTATGTTGCTGGTCGAGAAGAGGCGCGCACCAAAGTAGAGGCGGCACAGTTTGCATATGACCAAGACATCACGGCAGAGCAGCTAGAGGCGGCGCTTGCCGGTGGCCAGTCTGTTGATCAAATACTTGGCGACCCGACAACAGTCTTTGGGTCTGTGTCGGTGGCTACTACTGCGCAAAAACTCAGCACAGAATTGACTGCCACGACTAGGTCCAGCCTGGCTAATCTTAGCGCAAGGATTGAAGGTGGTGAAGATCTCGACATCAACGCTGAGATGCGCGAGATCACTGGCATGTCTGCCGGCTACACAGATTTGATTGCTGCGCTTGACCCAAAGGTGGCAAGTTCATTTAATGCAACGATAGCGACGCTGTCGGCTCCAGTGTACCAGAAGGGGCTAGAGCGGCAGATCAAGCTCAACCAAGCAATCAAAATGGCAAACGCCGAAGCAACCATGTCGGCGCTGCCAGATGCCTTGGAAGACATCTTCACCCAGGATAAAGGTGCTGTCACTATTGGCAGCGATCTGCTGGCTAGTGAAAGCGAGGCGGTCATAGCAGTCAACTCTGTTGCTGATCAATTATTGTCCACAAATGATGCCGCTTTTTTCACAGAGCAATCAGGCAAGTTCCCTGCCATGATTGCCACAGCCAAGGTCAATGTGCTTGCAAACTATGCTATTGAGCTGCCGGCAGAGCAAAGGTTATCCGCGTTGCGGCGTGGCGACTTTGGCGACAAGACTGCGCTCTACAACACGCTAGACGATGCGCAGAAGATTGTTTTGCGCAAACAGATTCGTGATGAGATTTCCTTTAGGCAAGGCGCAGATGACCAGACGCGCAAAGAAAATGTGTTGGTGGCTAAACAAGATACCGTCAGCAATGTGATTGACTTTGTCAACGCGCTTGGTGGCAGCGATAATGAAAAAGAGGCAGTCGCAGCTCTTACAGAAACCGCTACGATGTATCCAGAAGTGATTGATGGTCAGGGCATCATTGCGCTGTTCAAGACAAAGGAACAAGTTAATCAGCCTGCATACTATGAGCCGGACAATCCAACTGGTGTTTTTGCTCTACGCACAATGATTGCTCAAGGTCAGATCACAGACCACCTTACTCTTTTTGCTGAAGGTCAAAAACTTGATGTTGGGCCAAAGCAGATCTTGTCGCTGGCACCAAGGCTTGAAGCTGCTAACAAGGAAGAGTTTTCCAAGGTTGAGGCAGAGGCGCGTCGCCACACTGGTCTTGTCACCGGCATGATCAATGTTGAGGTAAAACAAGCCAAAGCCGTAAATAGCTTTATCGCGAATGTCGATAGAAGATTTAGCGCCGCAATGGAAGACTGGGAAGATGGCGGCATGACTGGTGATCGTCCGGTCAGGTCTGTCATTGCGCGGGATTACAGACTGGAGCTGGCTGGCAGCGAGTACCAGGAAAACATTGATCGCCTCTTGAGTGCTTTGGCAAAGAATT